TTGTTTTACAAATACAGATATTGATGTAAAATACTACATCGCACTTGAACCTGATTCTACATTTGAATAATGTTTTTTGAAAAAGTAAGTCTTGTCACTGGTGGATTCGATCCAATACATAGTGGTCACATTCGATACTTTGAAAGAGCAAAAGACTTATCAAACTATCTGGTTGTTGGTCTGAATGGAGATCCTTGGTTGAAAAGAAAGAAAGGTCAATATTTTCAATCTTGGACAGAAAGAGCAGACATCATTCGTCATTTGAATATGGTTGACGCAGTTGTATCTTGGGATGACGTTGATGATTCTGCCTGTGGTGCAATTGAGAAATGTCTAGAGATATCTCAAACAGTTGTTTTTTGTAATGGTGGAGACCGTGCAAAAGGAAATACACCAGAGCTTGAAAAGTTTGGAGATAATGATAGAGTAAAGTTTGAGTGGGCTGTTGGCGGAACTGATAAGATGAACAGTAGTTCATGGATTCTTCATGGATACTTTGAACGACAACGAAAGTTGTTAGGTATATGAAGAAGTGGTGGAGAGTATGGGCGAAAGCACTTGGAGAAAACTCTGGTAAGTCTAACAGTGAAGCAGACACCATTGCAAAAATTCGCACCTTTATTTTTATACAGTTAGTTGTTACTAATTGTTTCATTATTGCAGGGAACATACGCCATTGGAATGACCCTGCACCTATAATTATTAATTATGAATGTATTCGTGACTGAGCCTTGCCCTTATGAATCGGCAAGAGTATTACCTGACAAACATATTGTCAAAATGCCCCTTGAGACATGTCAAATGTTATCAATGGTATATTCCAAATGGTACTTTGATTGGGGTCAATTAACTAAAAGGGATGGTACACCCTACAAAACAGAGAAAGGCGCCTTCAGAGGTCATCCCTGCACCGCCTGGGCAGCAGAAAACATATACAACACCGCATGGTTAATTGCACATGGATTTGGATTGTCTAATGAATATACAGAAAGATATGATAAAACACACACATGTGAAGAACCATTGTTAGAAGCAGAAGCAATATTCTACGAAAAAACTGGACAACTTCCAAATGATTGTTATCATAAGGCAACACAGTTCCCTCGTGCAATGCCTGAAGAATGGAAGTTTGATGATAGTATAGACACCTTTGTTGCATACCGAAGATATATCGCATCGAAGCCATGGGCTGCAACAAACTATCTTCGCATACCTGACCGTAAACCTGAGTGGCTATGAAACTAACACAAGAAATTATTGACCAGATTCAAGAGGCAATGTTGCATACCAAGAAGGATGGCACTGTCAACTGGAAAGATACTGATGAGATTGTAGTTCAGTTGGCAGGGACATTTGCTGCTGATAGGTTTATTGTCATTAAGAATAGAACAAAAGACCCAGTAGTATCTGCTGAACCTCATCCTGATTTCGATTACGAAAGAAAGGTCTTTATCAAAGATGGTAGAGAAGAATACATGAAAGAATATGCAACTCAAAGATTGCACAATGATATAAAAAAGGAAAATGAAAGAATTTGATTATGACCTCGATTACAAGAACATTGATTTTACAGTTGAAGAAAATCGCAAACTTTATCGTATTGGAAGGGGAGAACAAGGAGTGCTATTGGTACGGCCTTACACTAACGATATATGCGCTCATTGGAGATTTGTAAATGAAACTATTGCTCGCAAATCTGCTAATAAAATCTACTCCATGTTTTGTGACTATAAGGAGCAACAAGACTTCATTGGAATGGACATGGCTCGGAAGTTTCTTGAAATGGGATTTACTCGCTCCCGTAGGTATGCAAATCATCCTAGTGGGAAGAAGTACGCTAGCGATGGTTCCGTATCACCGCAGTCGCCAACCGCACTACACTGTGAAAAGTCCCGCTCTGCAACTGTTTTCAAAAAAGTAAGAGACAAGGCTGCCTATGATGAAAAGTATGTTATAATGAGAAAAGAATGGAGGTCACAGGAATGACAGAGTTGATAGGAAAAGATGATCCAAGATACTTTTCTCAAACTTGTAACAAACCATATGACAGGCATCACTACAAAATGATTTGCAAAAATAAATCTGTTGTGTTAAAATCATGGGATGAGGTACAAGAATACTGGTGGAATAATATTGCATTTAATCCAGATATGATTGTTGAAGTAATTGACAAACCAAAAACAACAAAGGGTTTTAAATAATGAGTGACTTTCTTTGGGTTGAAAAGTATCGACCCAAAACAATTGAAGAGTGTATTTTGCCTGCAAATACAAAGAAAACATTTTCAAGTTTTCTAAAGAAGGGTGAAGTTCCAAATCTACTACTTGCAGGCCCTGCTGGGTGTGGTAAGACTACTGTTGCAAAAGCTCTGTGTCATGAACTTGGTGCAGACTTTTATGTTATCAATGGTTCTGATGAAGGTCGTTTTCTTGACACTGTAAGATATCAGGCAAAGAACTTTGCATCCACTGTTTCTCTGATGGGTGGTGCAAAACATAAAGTGATCATCATTGATGAGGCAGACAATACAACTCATGATGTTCAACTTTTACTTCGTGCAAACATCGAAGAGTTCTATGGTAATTGTAGATTTATATTTACTTGTAATTATAAGAATAAAATAATCGAACCACTACATTCAAGATGTGCGGTTATAGATTTCTCAATCAAAGGCAAAGAGAAACAAGAGATTGCAGTTGAGTTCTTCAAGAGACTGAATTTTATTCTTGATGAACAAAGAGTTGAGTATGATAAGAAAGTAATTGTAGAACTTATTAACAAACACTTTCCTGATTGGAGAAGAGTTCTCAATGAATGCCAAAGATACTCTGCAAGTGGTAGAATAGATACAGGTATTCTTGCAACTTTTTCTGATGTATCAATCAATGACCTTACAAAAAATCTTAAAGAAAAAAACTTTCCCTCTGTGCGAAAGTGGTGTGTCGATAATTTAGACAATGACCCTGCTATACTTCTACGTCGTATATACGACTCTCTATATGGTTCTCTCAAGAATGCCAGTATCCCTGCCGCAGTTCTTATCATTGCTCGATATCAATATCAAATTGCCTTTGTTGCAGACCAAGAAATTAATCTCTTGGCTGCACTTACGGAAATAATGTTGGAGTGTGAATTCAAATGAATTGTTGGCATTGTAACACAGAATTAATCTGGGGTGGAGACCATGACATTGACGAAGACGAAGGTATGGAGTATGATATAGTTACAAACCTTACTTGTCCTAAATGTGAATCTTATGTAGAAGTCTACCATAAGATTGAAAACTAACTATGATTTTTTTAGCATGTCCGCCAGTTTATACTTTGCCTGGCACTTGGAATGATCCAGATAAAATTGCAAAGTGCAATGACACACTTATACCACACTTTACATTCAATCCTGATTATACTTTTGGTATTTCGATTGCAGTGATTACTGTTTTGTTGGCCGCATATGGTATATACAAAGGTTTCTTTGCAAATAAAAACCTAGCAGATCCTTGGGATGACCACGATGACTAAATCTTACAATAAATTAAAACATCAAGTGAAATCAAATAAGTATTATGTTTTCTGGGGCGCCTGTACCATTGGTGTCTTATTAGGACAAATATATGTTGGTAACGGATATCGTAGAATGGCAGAGACTAATGATATAATATCTGCTGATATCAATTTACTTGTGGAGATTCTTAGTATGCCTTCACCTAAAACGATGCCTGTTCCAAATCGTGATTATAAAATGCCTATCTTACAATGAATCTAAGTGAAAGTGATGCTGCCTATGCAGCAGACCAATTCATCGATTACTTCTCAAACTTAGGACGTATTGATGAATATCTTCGTAATGTAAAATTAGATCGTATGTCAAAGATGCCGACATATCTTCCTGGCTGTGGGCCTGAAGAAGATATGTTTGATGCATTTGATATGCACCCAAATGACATGAACTTTAAAGTCTATGCTGCTGGAAAGGATGATAGTTTCACAAATGAATATTTCAATGAGAGACTACAGATAACAACATCTCATTCAATCGAAAGTTCAATTCCAGGCAAGTCACTCAAGTGGATTGTCATGGAAACAAATACCAAAAAGATTGTGGGATTTATTCGTTTTGGTTCTCCTACAATTAATTGCAAACCTCGTAATGATTGGTTGGGTAGACCACCTGAGTTGAAAAGATTTAATCGTCATTCAATCATGGGATTTATTATTGTTCCCACTCAACCATTTGGATTTAACTATCTTGGTGGTAAACTTCTTGCACTATTATGTTGTTCTCATGAAGCTAGAGAACAGTTAAATAGTAAATATGGTTCAGACATTTGTTTGTTTGAAACCACATCACTTTATGGCACAACAAAGTCATCATCTCAATATGATGGATTGAAACCTTACATGAGATACAAAGGATTGACTATGAGTGATTTTACTCCTTTGTTACATGATGATGTCTTTAAAGGATTAAATAAATGGTTTATAGCGAGAAACAACGACAAACTATTAGTCAAAGAGGACGCTTCGAGTCGCAAGTTAAAGACTCAACAAAAGATGATATCTATCATCAAAAAGAACTCGTCTTCTCAAAAGGCTGCGGAATTCCAGACTGCAATTGCAAATGCAAAGAACCTCACTGAAAAGAAAAGAGTCTACTTCAGTGACTATGGATTTGCTAATTCTAGGGAAGTTATTCGAGGAGATACTGACAAACTAGAAAAAAATCCTATCAACTTTGATAAATTCTATCAAGAGAATCTCATCAAATGGTGGAAGAACAAGGCCTCTAAAAGATATGAAAGTCTTAAGTCCAGTGGTTCTCTTAGAACAGAATTAGAGGTTTGGACTAAAGATATGCACATCGACATCATCAGGTAACTACTATGATCAAAACAATTCTACAAGAATTTCCTATCACAGACTATCCTAGAGAGAGAAGTCTTAGTGAAGAAAAAATTCGTAAGTATGCATACACCAAAGAAGAAGTCAATGTTCTTATTGAGGCTGCAGTAAAAGAAGCAGTCAAGGAAGCAACAAGAATTGATGAAGAATCAATGGCAAAACATAATCGTGATGCAACTGTCATTAGTATGATTCTTGGATTTACTACTCTTGCATTGTTTGTCGATGGATTACTAAGAATGTTGGGTATCATTCCACCATTCATGCATCTAGATGTAAACATTCTAGATAAAATAGAGACTGACATTATAGATAGAATAAAACAAGTCCCCATACAAAAGATACTTCAACAAGGTTTCCGATGAATGATACCAGCGTCTTTATATACTTTCTTTGTTTTGCTTGTCTTGCAGGGGCGACCTTCGCATACATGTATGCTATGATGACCTCAACTTTAAGAGATTTCAATAGACAACAAGAAAGAAGAAATGTGCATCCAGAGATGTCAGATGTTCAATCTGGTGAAGAACTTTTAGTTTTCAAAGCACAGGATGAAGAAGACGATGACGAAGGAGATGTTGTTATTATCAGAAAATAAATTATGAAAACATTTGACGATTCAAACTGGAGAGAAGAATACAAATCTTTTGCCAGAAACAAAATGGAAATTGAATTACTTGAAAATGGGCCAAAGAGTTTATCTCAATCATGGCATCTCCAAGCACTGTATAGTAATTGGAAAAAAATAAAAGGTATCAAAGACCCCGAACCTTTAGATTTACAAACTAATTTTAAAGACTGGAGCGAGAAACATGACTAAACCAAACGATCTTTGGGATGATATGTCTATTCTAAATTCTCTATATGGAGAACTTTGTTGGGATAATGATGACCCTATAGAATTTATACCTGATTATGAAAATGATCAAATCATTGTGAAAAGAAAAAAATGGAATTGAAAGATTGGTTAAACTCAATCAACACAAATAAAAATAATTTGATTGATGAGGATCTTGATTTTGAAAAGCAGTATCCATCTTATATTATCAACAGATGTTTATCTGGACAGATAGATTCTGTGATGTTTGCAAACGAAATGAATAAACATCCTAATCTAGCAAAGAAGTTACAATATGACTTTTTTCTAAATAGTCTCAGGAAAAGGAAGAGATACTCTCCTTGGCTTCGTAAAGAACAAATTGAAAACCTTGAACTTGTCAAACAATACTATGGTTATAGTAATGAAAAGGCAAAACAGGTTTTAAACATTTTGACTAGAGAACAATTCTCGTTTATTCGAGATCGACTTGAGATTGGAGGAAAAAAATGAACTCAATTGTTGAGCCTCAGATTACTTGGTCGCCAGACCAGATGATTGAAATTACATTAAATGAACCAGATGATTTTCTTAAGGTAAGAGAAACATTAACTCGTATTGGTGTAGCTTCAAGAAAGGAAAAGAAATTATATCAGTCTTGTCATATTCTACATAAACAAGGCAGATACTATATCGTACACTTCAAAGAGTTATTTGCATTAGATGGTAAGAGAGCTAATATCACTGTCAATGATGTACAAAGAAGAAACCGTATTATTCAGTTGCTTTTAGACTGGGGATTGGTCTCTGTCGTTTCTACTGAAAAGGTAAACGATATTGCACCACTCAATCAGATTAAAGTCATCTCTTACAAAGAAAAAAATGACTGGAATCTAGAAACTAAGTACAACATAGGCAAAAGAAAAAAACCAGAGGAGGAGTAATGTCAAACCTACCAAACCTACGAGAAGACGTTGACAACTTGCTAAGAGAAGTTGTGGGTGATGATAAAAATGACAAGAAACGTGTTGCAAATCTTAATGAGGAAGATAATAACAATGAAGAAGTGTTACTATCTTGAGGATATCATATAGATAGTCATGTGTTTAATTCAAAACAATCTATGCATAATCTTATATCGTTCAATAGTTTAAGACCTTGGATGAATGTCGAAAGGGAGACATCTCCAAATGATGCAGTTGATGACTACTTTGAATGTATTTCAGAATGTGATGTAAGAGATAAATCTTGCGTCAGCAATTGTAGAGTTCTGCTAGACTAGGGAGGAAACCGAAGTGTTGTTAGGGGGTTCACCACCCCTTATTTTTTTGGCTG